GTCACACTCGGCGGACTCGCGAGCGAAGTAGAAGAAGGGAAAACAGCGTGGTCATCGAAGGAGGGGGACACTCCTCTCGCGGCGGCGAAGCTGAGTCTTACGGTCAGGTACCGGACGAGCAGGCTCGATCCGACTTCAAAAACTTAGGAGGACAAAATGCCAGGACTTAAATATCCCATCGCGCATGTCCCCATGCTTGGGAAGGGTTCGATCCTGTTCGATATTTTCGATCCGACGACCGGACTCCCGACGGGGCTGCGCCATCTGGGGAACTGCACGAAGTTCGAGCTCGACCTAAAGGATGACATTGCGGAACTTTACTCGTCGCTCAACAAGAGCGTTTCGCTAATCGCCACGGCGGTGAAAAAGCGCCAGCCGAAAATCTCCATCACGGGCACGGACTTTTCCTCCGATCACATCGCCATCGCGCAGATGTCCTCGGGGAAAACCACGCTCGCGACGACCGCGACGACCGTGACGGCCGAGGTCCTAATCACCGCGGCGCAGACCGTGAAGTCCGTCGGCCGGTTTTTCCGGCTCGCGAATAACAACGTCGACGGCTCCGGCACTCGGCCGGTGCTGACACAGAACTCCGCCACGCTCGTGGACGGAACCGATTGGACGATGCCGGACCCGGTGACGGGTTTGATCTACATCCCCGTCGGCTCCGCGATCCTCACGGACGGCACGCACGCGGTGACCGCGACCTACCACACCCTCGTGGGGAGTCAGGATCAGGTCGCAGGTGCCACGGTGCCTTTCCAGACTGGTCACATTCTCTTCGTTCCAGATCCCGTCGACGGCCAGAAAATCGGCTGCGATATCTGGCGCGTGAACCTCAACCCGAACGGCCAACTCGGACTCATCGCTGACGATTACGGGAACTGGTCGCTTGACGGAAACATTCTGGACGACACGGCAAATCACCCGGCCGCGCCGTTCTACCAGTACACGTTCTTCTAAGGCGTGGGACGAGAAGGCGCGTGTTCCGGCGTGCCTTAGAAGTGAGGGGGGGACCTGGGAGCCGTCGCGGAAGCGGCTCCTCAATTTTGCAGTTAGCGGGCGGCGATCCCGTCCCGGAGGAAAAATGGAAGACACGGTCACACTCGACGGCCGCAAGTTTCACGGCATCAGGCAAGCTCTCACCGCATCGCAAGACGATTACATTCTGGCGTACCTCCGCCTCTCGGGCGCGGTCGAAGTCATGCAGGAACTCGACGGCGTCAAGCGCAGCGTCGAACAGCGCGCGGAGGACCTGCTCACGCGCATCCTGCTCTCCGGCTACGCGGCGGCGATCCTCTCCGGGTGTCTCACCGAAGAGGGCAAGGAGTGGAACCGCAAGGACGCCGCGGCGAACGCCGAGCGCTTCGCGGCGCTGACCGACTCTGACGACAAAATCCACATGCAGCAATCCATCGTGGGGTTCGTCATGGGTTTTTTTCAATTCGGGGACAAATCGTCGGAGACTTCCCAGAAATCTTCGAGCCCGAGCGCAAAGGTCCCCCTTACAAGGAGCGCGGCAGCGAAGACTTCGGGGACTTCGCGTCAGTGATCCGTGGCGTGGCGCGGAACGATCCGCGTCTCTGCCATGAAGTTTTCGAGTGGCCGCTTCGCGATCTCTTGCTCGTGTATCTGGAGAAGCTGAAGGAGCAAGCGCGGCGGTGGTACGAGGTGGAAGTTCTGGTGTGGAGCGCGCTCGCTCCGCACCAGAAAAAAAAGACGGACCCGCCGGCCGTTCCGCGGGTGCTGAGAGGAAGTTAGGAAAATGGCCGACGCTCCGGAGATCAAAGTAAAACTCACAGCGGAAGACACCGGCGTCGCGTCCGCGATCAAGGAACTTACCTCGCAGCTGAAAAATCTGAAGAAGCAACAGGACGAGACGGCCGAGTCCGGTCTCTCGCTGAAAAAAGCTTTCGAAGGAATCGCCGCGGCCGGGGCCGTTCTCGAAATCGGGAAAATCGGGAAGGAGGCGTTCGACTCCGCGGTGAACATCGGCAAGATGGCCGACAAGACCGGGATCACCACGCAAACCCTCAGCGTGTTCCACAAGGTCGCCGGGGACGTCGGCGCGAGCACGGAGGCGGTCGATAAGGGGTTGCTGAAGGCCGCGAGCACGATCACCCAATTCGAGCAGGGCTCCGCGAAAGCGTCGAAAGGATTCCAGCTTCTCAACCTCACTCAGAAGGACTTCGCGGGTTTGAACACCGACCAGAAAATTTTACTGGTAACAAATAGGCTGGGATCGCTTGGCGCGGGGTTCGCGAAGGCGGAAGCTACTCGGCAGATTTTCGGGAGAGGCGCCGGAGACCTTTCGCTAGTGCTGAACTCTCTAGCAGCGCAGGGATTCGACAAGGCAACCGCCGCAACGGCAAAGCTGGGGTTGCTTTTGGATCAGGAAACCACCGACGCCTTCCGCTCAGCGGCTGCGTCGATTCAGGAACTACAGGACGTCGGGAAGGGTATGGCGACGCAGTTCGAGGCTGGTCTGCTCCCGGCCATATCCGACGTCGGCGAGGCGCTGGTGGATTCACTAACGCAGGGCGGCGTGGGTTTTAAGGATATCGGCAAGGTCGCGGGGGATGCGGTACGCGGAGTCGCGCTTATATTTTTGGCGCTCGGGCAGACTCTCGGTACTGTCGCCGAATCCATCGCCGATGTGTTCATCGCCGCGTGGCATTCCGTAAAGCAAGGGGCGGAGAGCGAATTTGCCGCTCTCAGTCAGGCGGTCCACGGTCACCTTCTCGACGCTGCTAAAACTTTGCAGCAGGGCGCCCGCGACCAAACGAACATCGTCTCCGATGAAGTTAACCGTCAGAAGGCCATCTACGCCGCTCTCGGAGACTCCGTCAAAGCGGACTACGCGAATCTCTTCCCGTCGGCCGAGGAAGAGGAGCGCCGGAAAAAGGAACGCATTTCGCGGCTCCGCGTCCCGAAGGACAAAGAGACGCAGGCGAACATCCAGCCGACCGCTCCGCCGTCAGACGCCGCGGCGAAGGCCGCACTAGCGCTGCTGAATAAACAGCTGGAGGATCAACTCGCGATCCACCGGGCGCAATCGAAGCAGGTCGAGCAGGAGGACAAGGAGTCTTACGAGCAGGGTCTCATCACGCTCAAGGACTACTACGATCACAGGCGGGCTGAGGTCCTGAAGGACACGTCCGAAGAGACCGCGATCCTCGAAAAGGGACGAGCCGCGGCGCTGGAGGAGGCGAACAAAGCGGCAGCGGAAAAACTGAAAGCGTCGACGCCGAAGGACGCCGACAAACAGGAAGCCGCGCGACTGCAGGCGCTCACGAAGGTGGAAGAGTTCACCACCAAAATCACCGAACTGCAGATCAACTCCGGCACGAAAATCCAGGCGCTCAACACCGAGCAGTTCAAAGCTCAGGAGGAGAACCAAGCGAAAATTCTCGAGTTCGAGAAGCTCATCGACAACACCAAAAACGCGCGCGTCGCGGCGGCGCAGAAGGAAATCGAAATCGAGAAGCAGAAGCTGGAGGTGATCCTGCTCCAATCCGGGGCGTCGAAGGAGCAGGCCGACGCGGAACTGAACAAGTTCGCGGCCGCGAAAACGGCGCAGGTGAACTTCACCGAGTCGCAGAAGGACGGGCAGACCGCTCTGAAGGAACTCGCGGATCAACGCGCCGCGATCGAGGAGCGGGTTCAGAGCGGTCAACTCTTTCAGGTGCAGGGGCAGGAACAGATTCGCCAGCTGGAGCAGGCGCGGCTCCCGGTGCTGCAGCAAATCGCCGACCAGCTCCTCGCGCAGGCGAAGGCGACAGGCGACGAAGAAAAAATCGCCGCGGCAGAGGACTTCCAGAAGCAGGTCAACACCATTAGCGTGCAGGCGAACCAAGTCGGCACGCAAATCGCGACGATCAAACAGGGGATTCAGACCTCTCTCACCGGCGGGATCACGGGGTTCTTTAATTCCCTCGTACAAGGCACGCAGAGCGTCGGACAGGCGTTCCGGGGTCTCGCTTCGAGTGTTATCTCCTCCCTAGCGCAAATCGCCGCGCAGATGGTCGCACAGCTGATTCTTACAAAGCTCCTGAAGTCGGCTCTTGGCGGATTCTCTTCCGGCGGTCTGGTACCTGGCGGCTCAGGCGGCGGCGGCGGCGGAGGTGGGTTCGCCGATGGCGGTCTCATCAAGGGTCCGGGGGGTCCGAAGTCCGACTCTATCCCTGCGCGCGTGTCGGCCGGTGAGTACATCGTGAAGGCGGATGCGGTCTCGAAGTTCGGCGTCGCAAATCTTGAGGCGATCAACCGCGGGTTGCAGATCCCGAGCGTCGAGCATCTCGCTCTACCGAAATTCAGCGAGGGAGGTCTCGTGGGGAACTCCGGCGGCGGCGGAGCCGGAGTGTCGACGTTGAACGTCGGCATCGGACTCGACGAGGGTCTCGTGCTGAAGCACTTGAGTTCGAAGGCCGCGGGGAACATCGTCCTCCAGCACCTTACCAACAATCCGAAGGCGGCTTCTAAGGCGCTTTCGAGGAGTCAATAGCATGAGCCTGAAAACCGGCACCGCCACAGACTTCGCCGATCTGCTGAACACGCTCGATTCATTTCTAACATCGACGGGCATGGCGCTGACTCCATCTTTCGTTGGCGCGGGGAACGGAACGATCGACGCGCGCGGCGGCTCAGCCGGGGTCGCGGAAACCATCACCGTGACGTTCACTTCATCGACGGCATTCGGAGTTGTCGGATCTGTCTCCGGTTCTCTCGGAACCGGAGTGGTAGGAACTCCGTTCTCTTCAACGAAGGCGAATCTAACAATTACGGCTGGCGGCACTCCGTTCGCATCGTCGGATGCGTTCACCTTCGTTGTTTCTCCGCCCTGGACTTCTCTCCGTCGCGTCTCGGGATCGGAAATGATCTGGCAGGCTCCCGGCAACGGCGGTCTCGATCAGATCATCGTCGGAGCGAAGACCTTTTCGGACGCTGGCACCGATTATTGGAACTGGAGGCTTGGAGGATTCACCGCTTACGACTCTGGCGCTGTCTTCAACCAGCAACCGGGCTACGTCGGCGGGGCCGGACAATCTCATCCTTCCCCCGTTTTTACGCTTTGGAACTCTTCGATTCCCTACTGGATCATGGCCAACGGCCGGCGCGTGATCGTCGTTGCGAAAGTCTCTACCGTCTACGTGACGGCCTACCTTGGTTTCATGAATAGTTACATGTCTCCTGGGGCTTTCCCCTACCCGCTAATCGTCGGAGGAAATCTCGCTTTCTCGACCGAACCAGCAACTACAAGCCCGTCCTGGCGATGGAGCTATACCGGACCAGAGATGCGCAACTTCCCGATCCCGCTCGCATCGTCGATGTCCTTCGACTACCAGAGTTCGCTGCAACTGCGCCTTGCGTCCGGGTCCTGGCGGGGTTTCGACATAACTGCAGGCGATTCAGCTTTCGGCCAGGTGTGGCCGTTCGCCTACGTCGACCAGAGCACGCAGTACGACTGGCGGCCGAATCTCGACGGAGGATATCCGCTCTTGCCCGTGGTTCTCTTCGATCACATCCCCAACATCTACGGAGAGCTCGATGGCGTTCTCGCGACGAGCGGATTCTCCCAGGGTGCTGAAAACACCATCACGGCGAATGCGGTCAAGCACCTGGTCCTGCAGAACGTGTTCCGCAATACCAAGGCCGATTTTTTCGCCGTGCGCATGACTTAGGAGACAGAGATGGCCTACCAAACAGGGAGCGCGAGTTCGTCGACCGATCTCGTGCAAAAGCTAGTGACGTGGCTGGTCGGTCTCGGCTGGAATCAGGACCGCAGCGCGGTGGAGGGATCCGGCTGGACGGCAACGCTCGACAAGAGCGGCAACTTCGTGAATCTTCGCGCTGTCGAAAACGAGAGCGCGGTTCCCTGGCACGTGAACGTCGGATTCGCCCACTACGGCGTGCACATGTACCTCAGCACTGCCTTCAACTCCGGCCAGCCATTCAACAATCAGGCGACTGGCGCGCCGATTGGAAGCAGCACTTTTCCGATCGGAGTGGGAATGCAGCTCTCCGCTGGCCCCTTTTCGAACTACTACTTTTTTGCGGATGCAACCGCTGACAACATCGTCGTCGTGGTCGAGAAGACGCCCGGTCTCTTCCTTCACCTGGGATGGGGACTGTCCTTCATCAAGGCCGGAGCGATCACCGGAGGTCCCTATTTTTTCGGATCGACTTCCGGCTACTACACGAGCGACACGGGCCTGGGCCCCAACGCTCCGGGTTTCACGTCGACCTCGGACTGCCCGTTCGTAAGCATCGACGGGATAGGCGCTGGCGGTCCTGGATTTGTAAGGGCCGACGTCGACTCGTGGACCGGCAAATGGATAGGCATCTACCAGTCGACCGGGCCGGATCAGGGATTCACAGGGAAGGCCGGGAGCAGTTCCGTGCAAGCGAGCGTAGGGAGCACGCCGCCGAACTTTCCTGTCTACGCCAATAGCTCTTCTCTCCAGCAGTTTCAATTCATGCAGACCAGTCAGGCAGACGGCAGAGCGAACCTTTTGCCGATCCTTCTTTGGGCGCTCCGTGACGGCACTGCTACCGGATTCTCTTTGCTCGGCACTCCGCCGAATGTGTTTTCATCGAACGCCGTTGGCAATGGTTTCTCGAACGCCGAGGAATACGTCATCGGATCGACGACCTACAAACTCTTTCCGCACTTCGCCGTGGTGAAGCAATAGATGGCCGATTTCGCAGGTCTGTTTTTGCCGTTCATCGGGAGGATCGATCCAGCGAACCGATCTTCGAGCGTGACGGCGGGAGTGTTCTCCGCGGCTCTCTCGGTGAGCGTTACCTCTGCCGCGCGCGCGGCCAATACAGGTACACCGCAGCCTGCGATCTCCGTTTCGAGCGTTTCTCGCGCCGGTGAGCGCATCGAGTTATTCGGGGGACAGCTCTTCGAGAAGATCATCGTCATTCCCAGGGTGAAGGCTCTCGGGTTCGTTCTCACGGCTACGCAGTTTGCTGTCGAGGTATGGAACGCCTTCCGCGACAAGGACGACACTCTCGAAGCGATCAACATCACTGGAACGGGCGGCCTAACTCTCGCGGACCCTTTCGGCGAGCCTCTGCTCTTCGCCGCGATGGATTCCCGTATCTACCAGGCGACTGTCCCGAGTTTCGGCGCAGCGCAAATCTCCCAAGACGTGAGTTTTGTTTTCCTGTCGGGCATAGGCGGGTCTGACCTGCAAGTGACAGGTTCCCGCATCACGCTTTTCTCCGTCCTTCCGGACTGGAACGAGGGGATGGAAGAGTCCATCGAGTTTCTAACGGATGTGCTAATCGCCTACTCGGACAACGAACAGCGTCGCGGATTGCGCCAGCTGCCTCGCCGCGCTCTACGCTACCGCGCTCTGACTCTCAATGCGCGCGACGCCGCAGGCATGGAGTCGCTGGTGTGGGGTTGGCAGAACCAGCCTTACGGCGTTCCCTGGTGGCCGGACGCGCAGCCGCTCGCTTCGGACGTTGCCGCAGGCTCATTCGTCATTCCCGTTGCGACGGCAGACAGGCTTTTCGCTCCAGGAGGGCTGCTATGCATCCTGGTCGATGAGTACACCTTCGAGGCGCTTTCGATTGCCAGTGTCGCTTCGAATTCGGTCACGACCACTTCGCCGACACAATTCTCCTGGACGGGAGGACCTGGGACTCGCGTCATGCCTGTGCTGCTCTGCAGGCTGCCGGACAAGGTCGACGTGAAGAGGTTCAATAGCGCGATTGACCAGATCGACCTCGATTTCATCGGCGAGGCGGCGCAACCCGCGCCCGCTCCGACGACTTCACCAGCGCAATATAAGGGTTTTGATGTTCTGGAGATGGGACCGAACTGGGCAGGCGCGCCTCTCGACCGCTCGTACAAGCGGTCGCTTGTGACCATCGATCCTAAGGTTGGACCGATCGAGGTAGTGGACCGCGGAGGGACAGCTATCGTCGGTCAGGAGTTTCCGTGGTGGCTGGATACGCATCCGAACATCACGGCTTGGCGCGCTTTCATTCTCCGTCGTTTCGGCCGGCTCAACCCCTTTTGGATACCCACGTGGGATCAGGACCTCGTTCTGTTTCAGGACGTGCTCTCTACCGACACGGGAATCCGCATAAAATCTGTGTTCTACAGCAGGTTCTTTTTTCCCACACCCTCGCGGCGATACATCGCTTTCATTCCAATCGACGGCTCGGGGAACGTATACAGGAAGGTCACGGCCTCCAGCGACAACGGCGACGGCACGGAAAACCTGACGCTCGATTCAGCGACTGGCAAAAACTTCTCGGCGACCACGACGATGATCTCTTTCCTCACCTTCGCTCGCTTGGCGGATGACCGGGTCAGCATCAAGTGGGACAGCAGCGAGCACGCGGAGTCGCTCCTCTCTCTACAGGAAGTCCCGCGGGAGATCCCATGAGTTACGATGTTCTGGAAAAATCGCAAGCCGCGGCTCTCCCCTACGAGCTCTATCTCTTCCAGACCACAGGGCTGTCGTTCGCGCTCACCAGTTCGGAAAATTCCATCACCTACCTCGGTCAGGTTTATGGTCCTTCGACCGTCTCGCGCAGCGAAGTCGAGCAGTCGAACGAGGTGGTCTCCGGGCAGATCAAGGTGTTTCTTCCCGTCGACCATCCGCTCTCGGAACTGCTGATCCCTTATCTTCCTTCCTCTCCCATAGCCATCACGATTTTTGGTTCCCATTACGGTGACACTGAGACCGTCGTTCTCTTCACAGGGACTGTGGCCTCGGCTCGCTTCACCGACCAGTGCGAAATCACCTGCAACTCAGCGCAGTACCTCCTGCAGAGAAAAATCCCGCAGCAGCTCTACCAGGCGCCATGCTCACACATCTTTGGCGACGCGGGATGCGGGGCTGATCTTGGTTCGCACACGTATTCGGGGACAGTCACCGCGATCGATTCCACAGGGACGATCCTCACGATCCCTGCGTTCGCTTCACTGCCGGACACGCTGAGAGGCGGGTACCTGAAACAGGGTAACGAGTTCAGAATGATCGTCGACCACTCCGGAGCTACTGTGACGCTGATTTCCGCGATCCACGGCATGCTCGCGCCTTCGGCATGCGAAGGAACGGCCGGCTGCGCACTGGATTTTTCGACGTGCCAGCACTACGGGCGCACGTCCAGTTTTCTAGGGTTCGACCTGATTCCGACGGTGAACCCATTCGACGGGAGCGCCAGCATCACGTGACGCGCTCCAAGAGGAGGTGAGTCTTCTTCTGGTTACTGTTACTGCTCTTCGTGGCCACGACCGTAGTAGGCGCATTGCTGTCCCCGCATCCCCAAGGACCGCAGCCGTCTGCGCTCGGGGACTTCTCCGTTCCCACTGCCGAAGAAGGCCGAGCCATCCCCGTAGTCTTCGGCACCGTCATGATCAAGGGGACGAACACGGTCTGGTGGGGAGACCTAAAATCGAAAGCCATCAAGGTGGGAGGCGGAATCCTCTCGTTCGGCAGGACGCAGACCACCGGGTATAAATATTTTCTCGGCGTGCAGTCGATGCTGTGCCACGGTCCGGTGGATGCCCTTGTGGACGTCCAGGCCGATCAGAAAAGCATCCAGCCTCGCTCGACCACCACCATTTTGAACGGTAGCGGGACAGAGGACTACATCCAGATCAACTTCAACGCGCCGAAGCTTTTCGGCGGCACGGACCCCGGAGGCGGCGGAGGGATCACTGGCATCATGGATTTTTACCGCGGTCTCCCGACCTCGCAGCCGAACGCGTATCTCGGACTGAAGCAGGGCCGGATCGTCACCGACCAGAGCGGAATCGGTTTCCATTTTCACGGCGTAGGGAACGGAGGAATCTCTTCGCTGTCCGCTGGCTCTAGCTCTCTCGAGGAAACTTTCACCATCACGTTCAACAGCATCGACACGAACACCAGCCACTCGACTTTCGGAAAAGCGAAGTGGGACATCGTCGGTTCAGTGTCCGGCTCTCTGAGCAATTCTGTGGCGAACGCGGAAGGTTCTCACGCGCTCTTTTCGGATCAGGCTTTCTCAAATCCTCGCATAAACCTCACCATCGTGACCGGCTCGACGCAATACGCGCCTGGCGACTTCTACACCATCCAGACGCTGCATTCGCACGTCGCGCCTTCCTACCGGAATCTCTGCTATGCCGTCGCGGAGCAGCTCTACTGGGGAACGTCGAACTATCTGAAGCCGATGGCGTGGGTGGTTCGCCGCTGTCCCGATCCGCTCTCGCAGGGTGCCGGAGTCGCGAACATCAACGGAGACGCGAACGGTGCGCTCGCGATCTACGAACTTCTTTCGAACGTAGACTACGGACTCGGGATACCCACGGTCCGCATCGATCCCACCAGTTTCTCGAACGCAGCCAGCACTCTCGCTTCAGAGGGTCTCGGCATCTCCATGCAGTTCGACACGCAGGCGAGCGCCGACCAGCTCATAGGCGAGGTCCTTCGCCACATCGACGGGCTGCTCTACACCGATCCTGCAACGGGACTTTGGACCATCGTCCTGGCACGCGGCGGCTACGATCCCACGACCCTTGCGGTTCTGACAGTGGATTCGGTCCAGGCCACGCCTGATTTTTCTCGCGGCTCATGGAGCGAAACGACCAACCTCATTAATATCCGTTATTCCGCTCGTTCGGCGAATTTCGACGACCGCAGCATTCGCGCGTACGACGCGGCCAACATCGCAGTCAC